TGGCAATTGCCTCATTGGTAGTCATTTCGGCGTAGGCTCTTGGGGCTTCGTCTGGTCTGCCTCTCGCAATGAGTCTCTCGCGAACTACGCATGGGGCATGCTCTTCAGTGCAGGTAGTGTAGACATGGACAGCGACATCCGTTGCAACGGTTGCTCTGTGCGTGGGGTTGTTGCCCCTCAGACAGATATCTTAGATGAGATTGACGACACCGATGATGGACAACCTGTTGACCTTGGTTTGCCAAGTGGTACGTTGTGGATGAAGTCCAACCTTGGAGGTGACAAGCCTTCTGACTTTGGACTCTTCTACCAGTGGGCTGATACTGAAGGATACGCAGGTGTAGACGAAAAAACATTCAGCTGGAGTACCTATAAGTATGGGACATCTTGGGATAATATGACCAAGTACAACAATACCGATAATAAACTAGTTCTCGATAACGATGATGACCCAGTCTATACAGCATCAAGTGGTCAGTACAAGTCACCAACGCAAGACCAATTGCAAGAGCTGATGGATAATACAGTCCACCAGTGGGTTAGGTTGGCAAACGGCATCAACGGCATGAAGTTCGTCAATAGGAACGATGATACCAAGTACATCTTCATTCCAGCTGCTGGGCTCTGCTACGACTCGTACCATTTCCACGTGGACTCTTGGGGTTGTGTGTGGTCGTCGTCTCGCAATTCTAGCAACCCTAGCAAGGCCTGGAGCATGGACTTCGATTCAGGGGATGTTTACATGAGCAACTTCTACCGCTGCTACGGTTTCTCTGTGCGTGGAGTGATAAATTCAAAAAATATTTGATGACACTATTGATTAATTAATAATTTTTCAGTACATTTGCACTGAAGAAGTGAGGAAAGGAGGTTTATCACAGTGGTAAAAATGTATGCCAAAGGCATTCGATGCCGATGGAGTAGAGGGTGTCTTAGTTCACCCAGTGGTCATTAAAACCACGAACGAGTTTCGTTGAAATTCGAAACTACATTTGCATCAACAAAAAAAACAATCCGACTGTCAATGTCGGAAAAAATAAGAGTTCATTAACAAGATGTTTAACCCTTAATTCAGATTAACAGAGTGAAGTTAGCAGAATTGAAGGATGGTGAGGTTGTAAAAGAAGTAGGCAACCCATCACACAAGGAAGGTGAGAAGAAACCTTTTAAAAAGGATTGGTACAGGTTTGAGTTTGCCCTGTTTATTAACGACTTCCTAATTTGCAAACGCGGTTTCCCAATTAATGGGTATATCGATGGTTCAATGCAGACTCTAGAATTCAAAAACGAGGTAGACAGTATTGTCGAACTCATTGACGAAGACCTTAAGTCCAAGTCTAGGGTGTATGTATGGCATCATTTCTATCCAGAACACCCCGAATGGGACCCAGAAGTTATGACTGACCCATTGGTAGAGGAAGGTCAGTTTGTTTTCAAGTTCGTGGTTTATGATGGTGGCAAGGAAGTGATTGCACGTTCTTGGGATGGACGTTACTATCCGAGTTATGTAAGGAAGAACGTTGACCTAACTAACCGTCAGGTTAAGATTATCAAGGATGACCATACCAACATCTACGATAAGGAAGCATTCTTCAATGGCCACGAAAGTCAAGTGTCGGGAGACCTCTATGTCCTTAAGTCGATGATTTCTGACAAGGAGAATCTTATTCCTATGATACAGAAGAGTATCTGTGAGGTATGTTCTGTCTACGGTGGTAAGAATGAGAGTCTTTCAGACTTCGATGTGACAGTTGACTACAATAACAGGGGCCTTAAGCTTGACAAGGACGGTAATCCTGTTTACATCGACAAGCAAGCCAAGGACAAAAAGGGCAAACTCGTAACTTTACAGGATGCATTTGGCAACCCATGGAAAATGCAGGTGTTGGAGGACGGCTCAACCCGTGGTAAGTGTTATAACTTCAACATCGAAGAGGAGAACAAGAAGTTGTACAGAATCTGGGGTAGCCTTGTTGCCAACAAGACACGCAAGCACATTAGTGACTTGTACGTGAACCCCAAGGAGAAGTACTTCAAGAAGAAGGAAGATGCTGACTAAGCATGTCTCCCGTGAGTCAATCAAAGCCAAGAGTTTCAGAATTGTGACTCTTGGCATTTTTTAGCAAACAATTAACAAAAACATAGAATGTCGGTACAACTTGACAAATCATCACTTCAATATTTAGGGGAGGAGTATCAGTATAAACTGATAAAAGAGTTTATGGAAGACAAGAGTTGTTTTAAAGACCTTGCTCCCATTATAGACCAGAATATGTTCACGGGACAATACCTAAGAATGTATGTCGGTACAATGTTAGAGTATTTCCGTAAACACAATGATGTTCCATCATATTCTTCTATGTCCATTGAGTTGCGTCAAAAAGCACATACACAAGCGGATATTGAAATATGTGACGGTATTGTCGAGAAAATCAGAAATACACCGTCTGAGGGGTCTGACCAAATACGTAGTCTGGCAACTAAATTTTTCAAACAACAGAATATCATCAAGGCAGCCAATGAAATGTTGAGATTGGCTGGTAATGGTAACATAGACAACTTTGAGAAGTGTGAACAGCTGCTTAAGGATGCTCTCAACACAGGCAACCATGAAGATTATGAGGAATCTCGTTTGTTTGATGGTATAGATGACACATTGTCAGATGATTTCCGCACGGTAATACCAACAGGCATAGGTAAGATAGACGAGACTCTCAATGGTGGTATTGGTAAAGGTGAATTGGGTATTATTTTAGGCCCATCGTCTTTCGGCAAGGTACAACCGTATGATGCCAAGATTGCAACTCCAGACGGAATGCTGGAAATGCGTGACATACATGTTGGTAGCCAAATTATAGGTGCAGACGGTAAACCTCACACAGTAACCGCAGTATTTCCTCATAAGGATTGGGACTTTTACAAGGTGACGTTCTCCGACGGTTCTGTGACCGAGTGTGGTATGGAGCATCTTTGGAATGTTAATTCATATAGGCAGCGTCACAGGACTAACAAGAATGGAGAACGTATGCCAGATTACTCCTTCAAGACCAAGAGTTTGAAGGAACTTGTTGAGAGTGGACTGACTTGCAAGGGAAAAAGACCAAAATATAGGGTTCCGTTGCCAAAACCAGTGGAATTCAACCCCATTAGCATTAAAATCGACCCTTATTTCATGGGTCTGTTGTTGGCGGATAGGAGTTTCACAACAAGGGAAGTTGTTCTTAATAGTAACGATAAAGAGTATGTGTTGCGAAATCTGGAATCGTTAAAATACAATTTCATATCCTCCAAAGGTAAATATGGTTCTTGCAAAATTAAACCCTATGGACAGTTCAAGAAAGTAGTATCTGAGTATTACAATCCAGGAATACTGTTAGGTGAGAGATACATACATAAAGATTATCTCTACAACTCAGTAGAAAATAGAATCGCTCTGCTACATGGTCTAATGGACAGCAATTGTGGGCATGCTGGGCGTGAATATTGTACATATACAACAAACTCCCTTAGGTTAGCACAAGATGTAAGGACATTAATCCACTCTTTGGGTGGTACGGCCAGTGTGGTTAAGTTGAAATCATCTAAGAATAATCCAGAGCCACGTTATTCAGTTCAGATACTATATTTCAGCCCCGAAATACCTCTCTTTACTCTTAAGAGAAAGCAAAGTATTGTTCACTATGACCCAACGATGTATCTGGGTAGGAACATTAAGTCTGTCACATATTCAAGGAAGTGTGATGGCCAGTGCATCAAAGTTGACGCGAAAGACGAACTGTATTTGACTGATGATTTCATTGTTACACACAACACGTCCCTTACCACGGCATTGGCCTTGCATGCTTCAAGATATAAGTGTGAACAGAATAACAATAAGGGTTTCAAAGTGATACAAATCGTTTTCGAGGATAGGATTAAGCAGATTCAGAGAAAACACTTCTCCCGAATTACCCAAGTGGAAGCATGTAACCTTTCCAAAGAGGAGTATGCACAATATGTAAGGGATATACTTGATAACTACGAAGATAAGGAGATAATTCAGGAAAATCTGCGTATTATACGCTTGAAATCTGGAGAAAAGAGTATTGACTTTATCATTGACCTTATCAAGAAACATATAAACCGTGGTTTTAGACCAGACTTGGTTATTATAGATTACTTTGAGTGTATTAAGTTGACAGGGTCATCATCATTGTCCAAGTGGGATAAGGAAACCTTGATAATGAGGAAGATAGAGTCATGCGCAAATGAATTGAATCTGGCTTTTTGGGTTCCAGTTCAAGGCAATAAAGACTCCATCAACGCAGACCTCGTTACAATGGATAACGGTGGTGGTTCCATTGGTAAAATCCAAGTCGGGCATATCATTATGTCAATCACTCGCTCATTGGAGGACATTGCAGCCAACATTGCCACTATTGCAATCCTTAAGAACAGAGCAGGTGCAAGCGGAAGGGTCATAAACGGAGCATTCTTCAATAATGGTACGTGTACGATATCGACTGACAATATTGAGGAATTCGACTCAACAATTGACTTCGGCAAGCGCAGAATGGAACGTCAGGAACAACAAGAAAGGGATATGACAAGGGAAATTTTCCTGTCAACTCGGAACGGAGGGGGATAAGTTATCCCCACCCTTTTGAGTTCCCATTTAAATATCCCCAAAAGTCCAAAAGGGAATATTTTTAATCCGCTGGAAAAAAAATATTCCACTTAATTGTTTGTATCACTAAGGTTTTTAGGGGTAGAAAAAAATATTTTTTACTTTTTTCTTATACTAAACGTGTTTGTCAGATAGATATACACTACAGGATATTAAGAAAAAAAAATAACAACAAAAAGTATGTATGTAATAAAAAGAGACAAAACAGAAGAACTTTTCCAGATAGAAAAGATTGAGAATGCCATTAAGAGGGCGTTTGACTCTTGTGGAAAAGAAATTGATTATGATGTGGTTGATTGCGTGTTGTCACGCTACGACATTTATTCAGATGCCAAGGTGCATGTGGAAGACATTCAGGACGTTGTTGAAAACTGTCTAATGGAGTCAGACAAGAAAGTGGCCAAGGAGTATATCATCTACAGGTACAATCATAAGATTATCCGTGAGACAGAGGAGAAGATGTACAAGGATATCACAAAGAAATTGATGGCCTCCGATGTCCAGAACCAAAATGCCAATGTCGATGAACATTCCTTTGGTGGCAGGATGGGTGAAGTGAACAGGTTGGTCTTGAAGGACTATGCCTTGAAGTATTGTATGCCACGTAAATCAAGGATAAATCACCTTAATAATGAGATTTATATCCATGACTTGGATTCGTATGCGGCAGGAATGCATAACTGTCTTTCCATACCATTCGATGAACTGTTGGCAAAAGGTTTCAATACCCGACAGACCGATGTTCGCCCTGCAAATTCATTGAATACGGCATTCCAACTTGTTGCCGTCATATTCCAGTTACAGTCACTGCAACAGTTCGGTGGTGTTTCAGCGACACACTTGGATTGGACGATGGTTCCTTATGTTAGGAAGAGTTTCTTTAAGTATTACAAGGATGGGATGAAATATTTGAGGGGTGTATCGGAGGTTGACTATCCTAATGTTGACCCTAAGGACATGTCTATCGAAGATGACTTCTATAAGACGGATATGGAGGTTTACAACTATGCTTTCAACATGACCGACAAGGAGTGCCATCAGGCAGTGGAGGGTATGTATCATAACCTTAATACACTTCAATCACGTTCTGGCAACCAGTTGCCATTCACGAGCATCAACTACGGCACATGTACGTTGCCAGAAGGCAGGTTGGTGATAAACCACTTGCTTGATACCTCAATTGAAGGTCTTGGCAAGTTCGGTAGGACATCAATCTTTCCGTGCGGTATTTTCCAGTGCATGAAGGGTGTCAACAGGAAGGTTGGTGAACCCAACTATGACTTATTCCTTAAGGCATTGCGTTCGACTGCGCAGAGGATTTATCCCAACTATTGCAACTGTGACACCTCAATGAATGTCTTGGAGACTGACAGAGTGGCCAAGGAGAGGGTTATTAACCATCTATCAGCTGATGAGAAGACCAAACTCATTGCCAATATTAAAAAGAACGAGTCATTGGCAAAGGAATTGAATCTGGAGGTCAAGGATGGTGTTATCCACATTTCAAGGGAATGGTCGCCGAAGGAGATTTATTCAACAATGGGTTGTAGGACTGTCAATGGCCTTGATATCAACTTCATCGGTTTGTATGAGAAGAATATCCAGCACTTCGTCAACGGAGAGTTTAACAAAGTCAATACAACTTTGATATCAGCACTTCAAAAGGATGGTAGGGGTAATATCTGTCCAGTCACTTTGATTTTGCCTACTTTGGCTATGGAGGCTATTGAAAAGTATAAGAAAAATCATCCGATAGAAGACGGCAAATGTTATTCAAACTACGATTTTGAGGCTGAATTCATGAAACTCTTCGAAAAGAAACTGGACGAGGCAAAAGATGCCCTTATTTCACGTTTTAACTGGATTTGCGGTCAACCTGACGATTCTGCCAAGTTTATGTATGAGAACAATACCATGGCTGGTTATGACCCAGAGGAGGGAACGGTATCAGCTTTGAAGCATGGCACATTGACAATCGGTATCCTTGGTGTTGAAGAAGCCTGTCAACTATTGCATGGTGTGAGTCATTACGGGGAGATTGGTAAGGACTTTACGGATAGGCTTATCGAACTGTATTCGTGCAAGTGCAAGGAGTACAAGACAAGGTATCAATTGAACTTTGCTACCTATTACACTCCTGCTGAGAACCTTTGCCATACAGCCCTCAAGAACTTTAGGAAGAAATATGGCGTAATTCCCAATGTTTCCGACAGGGAGTACTTCACAAATTCTATACATGTTCCCGTTTGGGCGGATGTAGACCCATTTGAGAAGATTGACATTGAGTCCAAGTGGGCTAATAAGGGTCAAGGAGGTACGATTACATATGTAGAACTGCCTTCTACGGCACAGCACAACATTGAGGCTTTGGAGACCTTGGTCAACTATGCTATGGACAAGGACATCCCTTATTTTGCCATCAACTTGCCTCTGGATTGCTGTGAGGACTGTGGTTATCAAGGTGAAATCAACGATACTTGCCCTAAATGCGGTGGAGACAACATTACAAGGTTGCGTCGTGTTACTGGATATCTGACAGGTAACTACACCACAGCCTTTAACAAGGGAAAAGTACAAGAAACAGACCAGCGTATTAAACATGTAAAGAATTAAGGTTATGCGATATCTTAAGATAACATCCCCTGACATTAATAATGGCAGCGGTTTTAGAGTGACATTGTGGGTTGCAGGTTGTACTCATCATTGCAAGGGTTGTCATAATCAAGATTCGTGGAGTTTCAAGGCTGGCAATGAGTTCACACAGGAAGACAAGGAACATTTATTTGAAATAATAGAAAAACCTTATATTAAAGGGCTTACATTGTCGGGTGGTGACCCTCTGTGTTCTTATGAGGATGTATGGAAGCTGGCAATGGAAACAAAGAAGAGGTTTCCAAAGAAGGACATCTGGTTGTTTACAGGTTTTACGTTAGACTTTGTTAAAGAGAACTGTTCCGATATCTTGGAATATGTTGACTTTGTGGTTGACGGGCCGTTTATCAAGGCTGAACGAGACATAACGATACCTTTTAGGGGTTCTCGTAATCAGAGGATTTGGAAACGACTTGAGAATGGAGAATGGCAAGTTGCCGATGACAAAGAGTTCAATTTGAAGGAGGAAGTTTAGACTTCCTCTTTTCTTTTTTCAAACTTTTTATATATAAGAAAACGTGGTTTCCATTTCGCAAAAAATAGAAAATTGACTATATATTATTGATATATCTTATTAATAATAAATGGCCAGAAAACAATATTTTGATATTAAATACCCTTTCACCAACGATGGGGCAGAAAAATATGAACTTGATTTAAACTCCACTGTCAAAGACCGTGTGGCCAGTGATATTCTGCATGTAATATTTACACCCAAAGGGCAGCGTTTGAGACATCCCGACTTTGGTACTGACTTGATTCAGTATATCTTCGAGCCCAATAACGAATCGACTTGGGGTGGGGTTAAAAGTGAAATTCAGAATGCTGTTGCACGGTGGGTTGAAGGTGTTACACTCAACAACATAGAGGTGCTGACCAATGATGACGGCATGCAGATTTTTGTGCGTATCGATTACACAGTCCAAGAAGGGAAAACTTCATATAAGAACAGTATAGCAATAGAAATTTAATAACATGGCAAACAATCATATAAACTATCTTAGCAGGGATTTCGATGCAATAAGAGCCGATATCATAGCATACGCTAAAGAGAACTACCCACAACTCAGTGATAACTTTGGGAATGACACTAGCATCAGCTCCTTCATTGTTGATGCTTTGTCGGAGTGTGTTGATAATCTTAACTATCATATTGACCGAACCTTTCAGAACACTCAGTTGAACAGCGCAAATTCAAGGGAAGCACTTTTGAACATGGCCAGATTGAACGGACTTAAGGTTCCTGGAAAGAAAGCAGGCATGTGTGAGATTCAGTTTAGGTGTGTGTTGCCTGTCACTAATGGAGAAGACATCTCCCAACCTGACTGGAACCAAGCCCCTGTAATCCAGAGAAACTGCGTGGTTGGCACTGGTAATTTGAATTATACCATTGATGAAAATGTTGATTTTAGAGAGCAGTTCAATAAGGATGCGTTCTCAAATCGTGCTTATTATCCAAGGCGAAACGCCAATGGTGCTGTGACTGGTTATACTGTTACGAAGTCAACTATTGCAACAGCAGGGCAGAGGAGGGTTTATAAGAAAGTCCTGTCCGAGAACGATGTTGTGCCGTTTATGGAGTTTATTCTACCAGACTTGGATGTGATGAATATTGAGTCTATCATATTTAAGTCAAGTTCAGATTTAAATACGACTCCTGAAATATCGGAATATTATGTTGATGAGGAGCAGTATCAGTACAAGAAAGGTGCAGTCACCACATATAGGTATTTCGAAACCAATTCTCTTGTTGACCAATGGAGGTGGGGTGCTGTTGTTGACAAGAAAACAGCAAGCGGTGAGATAAGTGAAAAGGAAAAGTACAACCCAGAGTCTTATGTGGATTACAGCGGTGATACGAGATATTACAGGGGTGAATGGAAGCCTCTGAGACAGAAATTCATTACTGAGTTCACTGATAATGGGTATTTAAGGATTACTTTTGGTCCAGGTGTAGAATATAAGACACCTTCGGAGGATGCTAGCAACTATGCAAAATACAGGATGACAGAGGTAATGAACAACGACATGCTAGGTGTCCTACCAAAGGTAGGATGGACAATGTACGTCCTTTATAATGTGGGTGGTGGTGTCGATACCAATGTTGCCCAGAATGCCATTACGGCTATCAAGTCCATGCAAGTGGATTTCCCAAGCATGCAAAACAGCGAGAAAAGGAGTGATATTTTGCGTTCAATTGCAGTTACCAATACGACACCATCCATTACGGGTAAGGATGTTCCAACAATAGAGGAACTGAAGTATATGATTAAGTACAATACAGGTGCTCAGGATAGGTGTGTTACGCTCAAGGACTATGAGATAAGGGCAATGATGATGCCCCCCAAGTTCGGAGCACCATTCAGATGTTCTGCCATTGAAGAGAACAACAAGATTGTATTGAATGTTCTTGGGATGAACAATAAGGGCTTTTTGGAGAAGGGCCTGCCTAACACATTGATAGAGAACCTAACGGCATATCTCGCTCATTACAAGAGTATTGGTGATTATGTGGAGATTAAGTCTGGTAAGATATATAATATTGGTTTCTTGATAGACGCTTTCATTGATAAGTCTTATAATGCAGCCGATGTCATTGCTTCTATCATCAAGGTTGTTCAGTCATACCTGGATGTCAACAAGCATAATATGGGCGAGGATATCTTTATCGGTGATGTGTACAAGGAAATATCAATCCTTGATGGTGTAATCGGCTTGATAGACCTTAGGGCATACAAGATAATGAACGGAGGTTACAGCAGCGACGAATGCCCGTTGCCGTCGATTGAGGACACGCAATACGGTGATTGTACAACGGATGAAGAGCCTGGCTTTATGATTGAGGGCGCGGATGTCAAGAGGATTGACTTGGACGCGGTCGATTCGGTATTGTTGGGCGATTGCAATGCCATGTACGAAATCAAGAACCCTTCATTGGATATTAGGGTGAGAGTAAAACAGAAATAAGAAAGAAAAGCGATTGATACTTCATGTCAAGTAATAGTTACAGGATAAGAACAACCGTTGGAGGTGGTGAGAATGTAATCAATGTCAACCTGAAACAGAAGGTTAAGACATTGAACATACTTTCTCTTGAGATTGAGCCAGAGGATGAATATGACATCCATACATCGGATTATGGTGTGATTGTTGGCAGGGTTTTGGCTAACAATGCCTTCGGTGTGCCCAATGTAAAGGTGAGTGTTTTTATTCCTATCTCATCAGATGATGAGTCTGATTACGTCATTTCCAACGAATATCCGTATAAGACCCCTCAATCTAAGGACATAAACGGTGTTAAATACAACCTTGTCCTTAAGAAGAAAGACGGGCCAGGAACTTTTGTGGACAAGAACACAATGCTTGACAATGAGGGTTACAGGGAGGTGTATGACAAATATTGGACATATACCACTACAACCAACCAGTCTGGTGACTACATGATTTTCGGTGTTCCAACGGGAAGCACTCAGATACACTATGACTGTGACCTCTCCGATATTGGAATGCTGTCACAACATCCATATGATTTGGTTGCAAAGGGTTATGACGCGAACTTGTTTGATTCAATGAATGAGTTCACGGCAAAAGACCTTAATTCGGCGGTACATATCATATCACAAGACAAGACTGTGTATGTTTATCCCTTCTGGGGCGACAAGAACGCCAATAAGATAGGGATTACAAGGGCAGATATTGACTTGAACTATAAGTTTGAGCCTTCTTGTGTGTTTATGGGTTCTTCCATTACCGACCCACAAGGTTCCTATATTGGTATTGACGGCCAGCCTAACGGTTCCAATGGTCGTTTTAATTCATTGACAACCAGCGTCGGCGACATTGAGATTATCAGGAAGACACAGGACGGTCGTGTTGAGGAGTTGAAAGAGAATGTTGTCGGTATTATTGACGGTAATGGTGTGTGGTGCTACCAGATTCCGATGAACTTGGACAGGATAGGAACTGATGAGTTTGGTAACATGACAGTTGTCAATGACCCTGAGAGAGGTATTCCTACAAGGGCGCGTGTTAGGTTTAGGATAAGCCTTACGGATGCCAAGAATGAAAGTGTGAGTGAATATACCGCTAAATTCCTTATACCGTGTAATCCTCCATTAAGACCGAAAAATGGCGAAAATTATTCACGTTCAGCGCAAATTAACTATGATGCTTTCAGTAAGGAAGACTGGGATAATATATATGAGTTCGGTGACAAGACACCCGATTCATGTTTTAGGGACTTGTATTGGGGTAAGGTGTACAGTGTTAAGCAGTACTACCTAAGGTATCAGTATGAATATGAGCCTAAGATTGTTGGGTATGGTGACAAGATGTCTTATGACACCAACGAAGATTTTTGGAAACCAGGTACACCATCTTCATTTAAGGATTTCCCTTATGTAGGTAAAAATGCAGGCAACGAAGACCGTGCCAAGGAAGAAGAAAGGTTATATGACTATAGCAATTTCCCAACACGAAACGCTTTTAAAATGTCATGTATTTCTTCCATAGATAATGTCAATGGTCTAAACCCCTTCCCATATAACACTATGTATGCTGGTGCTGAGGAGCATATTAACGACGGTACGATTTTTTGGTTCCGCTATCATTTTACAAGTGAAAGTTCTGACTCCAGTTACCCTAACAAGGGTTTACATTTTTGCTTCGAGAATGATTGGGTGAATGGTTGCCTTTACTTTCCTCGAATGATTATTAAGAGGAACACCGAGACCGAGTATGACTATTTTGGTAGAAAGACAGATGACGGCGGTAATCAAGTGTCGGAAAATAACTCATATCCATACGTTTGGATTAGTGGAAGACATAATTATAGGCTTGCCGATGATAGAGATGAATTTGTTTTACCAGAAAATCTGCAAGATATATTCATGTCTAGATGGACATGTAGGCCAAACAGTGATGATGATGACCGTTCTTTAGTAAACTGGTCATATACTCATGTATACGAGGCATTGTTCTATGCGTTTTCACGATGCCGCATGATGGGTGGTGGGCTAACTAAAAAAACCACCATGATAGGACAAAATGTGTTCTATTATCGTTGTGGTGTTCCCACGCATAAGAAACAATACGAAACAGTAGACCTTGACCTCCCTTCTAAGACTCTTTGGGCAAAGTGTAACTTGGGGGCTGAGAAGGAGACTGACTTTGGGTTGTATTATCAATGGGGAGATTATATTGGTTATACGGGTGCTAATGAGCAAGAGTTTAATACGTGGAATTATGTATGGTATTATGACGGTAATAGTGGGAATAAATATCTGTGGGAAACTTGGACAAAATATAATGACACGGACAAAAAGGTAACGCTTGATAACGAGGATGATGCAGTTTATGCAGCAACCGAAGGGGCAATGAGAATGCCTACAATAGGCCAATTGAAGGAATTGTGGGAGGAAACCGACCATACATGGAGGACAATTGGTACTGTTAATGGCATGAAGTTCTGGAAGAAAGATGAAGAAGAACCTATTGATGAGGGTTCCTACCTCTTTATTCCTGCTGCTGGTTATTTTTTGGGTTCTAGTCTTGAATCTAAAGGTGAAATATGTGATTTGTGGTCAAACACTAGAAAAAATGAATCACAGGCATATCGTATGAAGTTTTCTGAAGATGAGAATGTCTTGAAATCTAGCGGGCGTTTCTATGGATTTACTCTACGTGGTGTTTGTCAAGATAGTACCATAAACAATAATACCACAAGGAGCGACGAGGAAGATTTTAGAAGAATGTACGCGACAGATGTGATTCTTCTTGGGAATTTGGAGGATATATATGATTCTCTACCCAAATTATATGAGTCATTGCCTTCAACAACAACAACATTCCCACCAATGTCACCTCCAGAATCATTAATTGAGGCTGGTATGACATGGGCGGGTTATCCTGGACAATATGAAAAATATTTTACGAAAAAAGAAGTTTGGGATGATAGAGTTGATATCTTCGGAAATGATGATTCTTCGTTAGTCGAACGGGCTGAACAGTCCGATTTTAAACTTGATGTTGGAGATTTCTTAGGGTATGATTCGGAATATGCCCTTGCTTTTTTAGATGAGGGTATCAAGGCATCAAGAACTGCTTATGCACTTGAGCATGCATATGACAAATATGTGACACCTTATGATAATCAATGGCTTTACCACTCTACAGACTTTTCTAGTAAGGAGCGTATAGCCTTAGATATATTATTGGGTATGCTCAATCGCCGTTACTCCTTGTTTTTTGGTGTAATGAATAGTGGTGGTGCGTCAGCGTTTCTTTCGTATGTGCCTGCTGCATTTGTGAATTTGTCTAGGATTTGTGAGTTAGATGTTCATAACGATACAGCCTTCAAAACAAAACTACTTAATGGTGATTTTAAGTTAGAAGATGTAATAATACCGATAAATGGTCTTATTGACTCGTTTGATATCACGACTAACGATAATAGGTCTCAATTCGCTTCTATGAACTATGACATTAACAAACGTGATAAGGTTGATTTTGTGTATAAGCAATACGTAGCAACCCCAATGTCGATGTCGTCCTTTGATGGGAGGTTGCAGAGTCTAATTGATAATAGGAAGACATACGGTTTAACCTATCCTACAGACCAAGCAGATGAGTCTTACATGGAATTTAGGTTTAGAAATCCATATATGCCAGAAGGACAAAAGTGTATCATGCACAACTTTAGGGCATATTTCGATGTTGGGGATTTTGTCAATTTACCTGATGATGTAAGTGGTAGAAATTCAAAAGCTCGTTTTCTTCACAATGTCAACTATTGTAATGACAATCTGATTTTAACAGAAAATTCGTTCTATTTCTACTTTGGTTTAAGAACTGGTTTCTCTGCCATTGATATGTTGCGCAACAAATATATTGGTAAGCTAAAAGAAGAAAAATATACCATTAATCAACTGACTGTTATTAGAGGACAACAGGAGTGTATTAACGAAAACCTCTATATATCATATTCTCTGACAAGTAGAGATATGACATTGCCTATCGAAGTATATGTCTATAACAAGGACAACAACCTTGTGTTTTTTCAAGAATATGCAAGTGCATCAGACCCTATAACTTTTAGTATTGTTCCTGGGATATATCATGTTATTGTAGTGGATTCGCTTGGGAAGCAATATCAGAAATATTTCTCGGCTATCGAGGAAGAGTTATCGATTGGTGCTATTGGTTATTTTGAGAAAGAAAAAGACGATGAATCACAGTTGGTGGATGTGTCAGAATTAACACTTAATACCATCAACAACCTTCCTGTTATCTCTATTGAAGAGAATGAAAGTGGAAACTATATAGCAAACACCGACTCTGATAGCCGTTACTTTGTTACTTTTGAGGGTGGAAATGTTAGTAGTGTAACAGGAAATGTTGTTCGTTTCAATGACGACATATCAGGTATCACAATTAAGGTAACAGATTACAACGCCACCTGTTTTAAAGGGGAGACATATGTTACGTTCAAGGAGCACATAAACCCTGACCTATTCCTTAATAATGTCCCTATCAAGTATATAAACTATTGGTCGGGAGATGGAAGTGGATATAACATAGAAAATGGGGTCCCTGACAATGTATTTAAGAACGCTAATTTCAAAGTTTGGGACTCTATTAACACAGCACACCCATATCGTTCCAACAGAACGTACAGTGATGTATTAAAAGAGAATTTAAACAATGAGTTTAAATCTGTGTCTATAGGTTATGTGTCGAACATGTGTTCTAGTGTGTTCGGAGGGAGTGCCACATCCTTGCAAGATGCAAACCACTCTTCAATTTATAGGGTACAGGGTATATATCTGAACTATAATGCATCTAAATATGAACACCCCCAAGAAAATTGGGGTCAAGAAACTCAATTGCCATCTGGCATTCAAAGGGTCGTGATAAATGGAGTGGAACCTGATACAGAACCCTTTAGAAATGTGCCACATATTATTGGTACTAACTATCCTAGGCGCAAGAACCTTGCATCACAAAAAACATTCTTGAAAAATAGTGCCCTAAATCCTGATGGTAGTTTAGGGGAAAGTGGATATACTAACAATCAACTATACATCAACTATCGTTATGGGTCACGAAATCCTAATGCTGATTCGTATTTTGGTAACGGTATATTTGGGATATATCTTTTAGGCTTGCGTTATAAAACTTTTTCTGAGTTAGACGAACCTGGGCCTCTGTATTCAGTTCCAAAAATTACTGGTAATACAATTTCCTCCTATTACTTGGTAAATAATAATAGTTTTAGTGGGGTTACTAATTATTATGGAATACGTACAGTGGATAAACGAATGGACTATCAATTCGCATTAAAAACTCCACTATTGTTACCAAGTGGTATTGAGTCTTTCCAGAATCTCGAATACAACAATCTGGTGAGTGGAGAAATGAGAGTTCATTTATATGGTGGATTTAGGTTGAATTACGATAAGACCGACATGAAACTTGACTACAATCAAGGCCAAGGTCCTAATTTAGATGCTGACCTCTATTCGGTTACAATTACCGAGGATAATACTGAGGACATGTTAAGTTATGAGCAAACCAAGCAGTGTATATGGGGTTATACCCAAAGTGGGGCATCTGGAGCCACTGATGTTGATTATGAGGTGTATGATATTAGTGGGAATACCATGCATGGGCATAGTAAAGTCCAATTAACATTTACCGATTGTTCTACCTCATTCAAATTAGGCGAACCTGTCCGTCAAGGTAATAGTGAAAAATTCTCAGTATCTTATCGCACCCCCATACAAATCTTACCGCCCGATAGGTCTAAGACTTGTCATATATCTTATGTAATACAACTTGGTAGTCAAAACTATGAGGCTAAATTGGAATCACTGCCATTCAGTGTTAAGGGTGACAATCTTTGGCCAGGAGAAACATATACACATTCCAATACTAACAACCAAACATACTATGAGAACGGTTGTGATGATGCTGTCTATGCAACTACCAATGGAGAGATGACAATACCGACCAAGGAGCAGATGGAGGAGTTGTTGAAGGAGACCAACCACAAATGGACAAAAATTAATGACATATTTGGGGCAAAGTTCTGGGAGAAAGGAGAGGCTGAACCTACCGTTGATGGCTCCTACCTCTTTATTCCTGCTGGTGGGTATTGGGCTGATGATATTTATCAAGAGGAAGACTCCAGTGTATGTCTCTGGTCAAGTACCCGAGACGATGAAAATGAAAACCTTGCGCTGAGTTTGAATTATACAGAGTCAGGGGAAAGAGAATATGAGCGTTATTACGGACTTAATCTTCGCGGTGTTGCACCGTCTGGTTATACTGGTAGCGATGTGGTTGACCTCGGTTTGTCTGTCAAGTGGGCAAAGTATAACCTTGGGGCAACCAGTGAGATTAGTTCTGGCAAGTATTATCAATGGGGTGATGTTAATGGGTACGAAAACAACGAACCCTGTAATGATTTTAGTTGGGATAGTTATATTTTTGGGGTTAATCCTGATAAATATAACGACACTGACAAAATATATGTTCTTACAGAGAAGGATGACGCTGTCTATAAGGCAACTGAAGGAGAGATGATAATGCCGACCGAGGAGCAGATGAATGAGTTGTTGGACGAGACTGAACACAGATGGCTGAGTCTTGCAAACGGTGTCAACGGCGTAAAATTCTGGAAGAAAAATACAGAAGAACCTACCGACGAGAACTCCTACCTCTTTATTCCTGCTGGTGGGTATTTTAAAGATGGTGTCCGTTATGGTATCAACGCTCAGTTAAGATTGTGGTCGAGCGAACGTGTTAGCGACAATTACTATCAATCATATATAATTTCTGGCGACAGTGGTAGTACCACAACATGTAGTATTGAAGTCACTGACAGATATTTGGGGTTTAATCTTCGCGGTGTTGCGACTAGCGATAGCAGTCAGGAAGATTTTGTTGACCTTGAACTTCCCTCTGGTACACTATGGGCAAAGTGTAACCTTGGGGCAAGCAGTGAGACTGATTTTGGTGAGTATTATCAATGGGGTGACGTTAATGGATATAGAGATGTATTCCACAATTTTAGATGCAATGATTATTTATGGACTTGTGACCCAACAAAGTATAACCAAGATGATTTTGTTTGTAATCTTCAATCAGAGGATGATGCTGTTTACGTGGCAACTAATGGAATAATGAGAATGCCGACCAAGGAGCAGATGGAGGAGTTGTTGAAGGAGACTGAACACAGATGGCTGAGTCTTGCAAACGGTGTCAACGGCATAAAATTCTGGAAGAAAAATACAGAAGAGCCTACCGATGATGGCTCCTACCTCTTTATTCCTGCTGGTGGGTACTTTAAAGGTATCGATGAACATCGTGATAGTGTTGATGTGTGGACATCTTCACGAGATGAGACGCATGATAACAATGCTTATCGATTAAAAGCTTATGAATACATACATAACAATGTAATTTATAAGTGTATAGGGTATGACAACGGAGACCAAATAGATTGTGGCAATGGGCTTAATGTTCGCGGTGTTGCCCCGTCTGGTTATACTAGTAGCGATGTGGTTGACCTTGGGCTTCCCTCTGGTACACTATGGGCAAAGTGTAACCTTGGGGCAAGCAGTGAGACTGATTTTGGTAAGTATTATCAATGGGCTAACACATCAGGATATACCGATTCTGAAATACCTGAAGGTTATAGTTTTGTTATGGGCCAACACCCCCTATATGACAAGGATAGGGCAACACTAAAGAAATATGGCAATTATTATTTCATGTTTCAGTTAGAGAATTGTGATGATGTTATTTACATGACAACTAATGGGAAAATGAGAATACCGACAAAGGAGCAGATGGAGGAGTTGTTAGAGAAAACTTATTACAAACAGGCGACTATCAGTGGCACGACTGGAGTAAAATTCTGGAAGAAAAATACAGAAGAACCTACCGATGATGGCTCCTACCTCTTTATTCCTGCTGGTGGGTATTTTAAAGATGGTGTTTGTTATGATAAAGAATCTTATGTGTGCCTATGGTCCAATTGTTGTGATGCAAGCGACTATGAGAAAGCCAGTGGTTTGTATGTTTCTTCACCAGCGTCCTTAAAAGCAGACATGCGTTATTACGGACTTAATCTTCGCGGTGTTGCACCGTCTGGTTATACTGGTAGCGATGCAGTTGACCTTGGACTTTCCTCTGGTACACTATGGGCAAAGCGTAACCTTTGGGCAGAAAATGAAACTGATTCTGGCAAGTATTATCAATGGGGTGATGTTAATGGGTATAGCAGTGGTAAGTACCATAATTTCGATAGTAAAGACTATATATGGGGAAATGGAGATGAATCTCTTGGTGTTACTAAATATAATAGTGATGATAATAAAAGACAACTTGATACCAAAACTTATCTACCTTGGATTCAAACATATGCCGACACTATACCCTACTCAGTGGAAGGTAATTCTGATATATCTGTTTATTTGTGCCAACCTCTTGATAATACAACGTACAAAGTGTCTCAGTCCTTAAAAGTGGCTTATGTGCGCTCTGGTGCGACATATTTTGATAGTGACAGATTCATTGTGCCGTATTATAAAAGTCAGGACAATACAATAATGCCTGTTAACGATGCCAACGCTAATGGTAGGTATATGTATAGTACAGATATTTCAGATGCTACCTTGGATGGGGATACGTTCTTAGTTATTCCCACCAAAACCGTCTATAGTACTATGATGTCTTCTCGTCCATCATTATCCACACTGTTGAAACAGGGCGTAAGTTACAATGTTGGAAGTGCATATTTTGCTGGTGGCGTATCTCATAGCAGGATTAGTGATAATGTAGTTACTGTCCAACTAAACACACCTCTAAGAAGAGGTAATGGTACTATTAACTACGAAAGTACAAGTCTAAAACAAGAGAATAAGTGGCATACCATCGGAAATATATCTCAGTGGTGGAGTGACACTGGTGAAATATCTTACGACCCAAACAAAATAGAATTTACATACAGAAGGGAGCAAATTAACCCATCGGATGTATTCTATTTCTCTATTGAAAATGGGCTAACCTATCAAGTAACATTAATATTCCAGGAAAATGCAGTACAAGATTCTACTGAACCAGAAGCGTAATTTAGAGTTTAATAAGTCTAATACCACTATCCCTATAGACATACATGGGGGCAAGGACATTATTGTGGATGACGAGTTTACCGAAACGGTTAATCTATACAATGTGTACCTTCAAGAGAGGGAAGAGTGTACAAAGATGAGGTTAACGGCTAAGGTTAATCTCGTGGCCAGCAACATTCTGTTTAACTCTGTTACGGAAATAGTGAAGAATGAAGGTTCTGACGAGTGTGTGTGTTTGAATTTCAACCCTGCTACGATAGATACAACAATCGGCAAACCATCAACCTATGAATGGGCTGTAAACATGGATGAGTGTACCATGGATACACAGATAACATGGAATGGAGATAAAGACAAAGACTATACTTACCTATGTGGAATAGACATTTTTAATAACCATATTTTACGTTCCAAGAAGAAAAATAACTCTTACTTCTATAGTGGTGACACCTATGGATATCAGCAATACTGGAACACTCTTAAAGAATACAAATATACCATGTTTGGGTTGGTTAAGACCAAATGGCAAAATACAGGTCTTGGTAGTACTAACAAGTACGAACGTAAATATCAGAAAAATGATGTATTCACTTTCTTTGAATCAATAGAAGTTAATCTACAAAAGAATAACGGATGGTTGGGATTCTTGAACAAATCCCAAGTAATGTCATCATATGATAATACTCAGTTTGGGAATGAAAGAGTGGTAAATAATATAATGGCCAATCAATTTGTTGATATGTTCCCAGACAGGAGTAGGTTTGATTTTCTACCTCATTACAACAAATATAGGAAGAGATATGAGAAGAATTGGGAGCATTGTCTAACTTATCCTTGTGGGTCAACAATAGAAAACATTCCTTTCATAAATTCTTCACTTCAAACCTTGAGGGTTGCCTTTATCGATGAGAATGAACAAAGTGATGATGGTGTTTACAGATGTGTTATATATTCCGTCTCTAAGCATGGATTGAAGGCAGACGACACAATTAACTTGTACCGTTCTTCTCTTTTTGATAATGAGGTGTCCGAAGTGATTGAAGAAGATTTGGTTGTTGATGAGGTGATAGATGAATATACATTCTCTGTCTATACCAGCGAACCAGTGTGCAAACGCTGGATAAGTGTTTTTGATAGGGAACAGGAAAGTGGGATTACTCATTCTCATGGAAATATCTATACAATAACTTTGAGTGGAAGTACTGTGGAGTTGTACGCCTCCAGCAATTATATCAATGCCGATTTTGATGATGGTGATGTGATTGGTTCGCAAAACTTGTCTTTTGCCAAGACTGTGGATGGGGTGCAATGTCGATATTATGTCAGAGTATTTTCAAGATATCCTAATTTTGAAACTTATGAAAGACCTGTTACAGTAGAAAACATATACAATGAAGACAAATTCTTAGGAGTTCGTCCAATAGACAAATACTCCGAAGAGGAATATGAACTACAAAGCACCGTCTCCAAGTTAGGATTCTCTACAAATATCTATGGTGACCGTCTTGCTCAAATTGTATACAATGATGATATCAACATTGATGTTATTGTTGATAACCTTAATAGACCGCTTACCTCGCTGTATTTGACCTTTATCAAGACAAATTACGGATATAAGTTGTGGTATAACAACGAAGGTGAAGATAATGGTGCAAGCAAGAGGCAAAGTGCTGATGTTGAGTGGTCTCGGTGTTTCGGCAAGTTAAACTGTGGTTTTGAATTATCACCTTACCTTGAGGGGAGTAAGTTTACTCAAGGTAATGTAAATGTAATGCGTAATACATACCAAAAAGAAATTAGGGGCTTAGCACAGCCACAAGATTTCTATAACAGCCAATTATCAAACGAAACACAAATTGACGATGAAATACATTACAAAGAACAAAATAAATTCTATGGTGACTTGTGCATGTATTCCCCATCAGAATGCTTGGAAACAATCATTCAAACTGTATTCGCAAGGTTCAATACAGCACAGAGGGAGTGTAATCTGGATATCTTTGATACTGTTAATTTTAACGAGATAGAAGTGGATGAATCAGAACCGACCAATGTAATGCAGGTTAGTAAAAATTTGTATGACAATGAAGGGTCGAAGAAGTTAGAAGGGTATTGTTATCAGATGCATTATGAAATACCAGTACGCTCTTTCGCCACAAATATTACAGAAACCAACCCAAAGATGTTTAGTGTTGTTGAAGTTAGCGGTGGCACTGATAATACATTTATCGCGAAGACATCTGTTGATAACTACTTCAATAACGATACGAACCTTTATTTATATGATTCATCAACAGCCCGTGAGTGGCCGTGCCAACTCAAAAATATCCTTGACACCAATGTTGTACAGTTCACCATCGGAACAGACTTCTCATTAGACGAGACGCTACCAGTGGGTACATATAAATTGTATAACAGGCCGACAATAATCCCTGATTATGCAGAGATGGTTTCGGAACTTCCAGGGGTATACAGATGGAGGGATTTGGTGCAGAATGGTTTTGAGGATTCCAATAACATTGTCCCAGAATATCCATTTAACAATGGTTGTCTATATATTAATAAAGACATAAACCTCTTTGTAAGGAGACAAGACCCATTCGGTGACTATGGGTTAGCCCAAGAGTCAGCAGAATATGGATTTGGCCAACTCACGGGTGAACGTAGTCCTGTCGAAGATGGTTCAGCAGCTAACGCTAATGATGCAATTAAGGAGAGTGATATAAAATGTTAAAGTGTAAATATTCTATAAGTATGCCGTTAGGGTCTCAAGAGATTAAACTTGAGGACTTCTACGTTTCGCCAGACTTAACCTTTATCAGCGGCACAACCGAGAACACACATGCTTGTACTCTTGGTGATGTGTTATGGATTCACTCGCCATATTACCCCGAAGACTTACCACAAAGGGTTACAAGTCAAGAGACAGTAAAGAGAAACGGGTATATTTTAGTGCCTAAGGCATTGCAGGTTTTTCGTGGAAAGACAACAAACACCAATGTTAATGAGAGCGGAGGTCTTGTTCAGAGTGATTATGACCCTTTCATTACATTGCGCTATGTGGAGTATAATGGTAACACATATTTTGCCAAAGCCTCAGGAGACACAGGGGTATGGCTCTTTGAAATCGATGGTGAACCCTATACTTATTATTCTGGGGATACTCCTTTCCTAACCATTAAAACCAAGGTTTATATTGAGAATGACAAAGTAACGGTTGATGGAATAACGTATAATGCTGTTATAAACAAGAACTATAATGAGTTGTTTTTAACAGACAGCATCGGAAACCCTTATTCCTACTCTTGGGACGCTTCAAATGTTACATATGATTCCAAGTGGGTTTCAAAACTGGTTATTGGTGAAAATATTCCGAAAACAATAGATTATAGAAGAGTTACAGAGTATGGCCACAAACCATATATCATCTATGATGGCGAAAAGATATACTTAGAAAATTTCTACGGGGAAAGTGGTCAAACCATCAGTGCTGGTGTAACGATAGGCGAAGGCAGTAATCAAAAACAGTATATTTTCCGTGATTACACCGATGATACCGATAATCATGGGAGTATATACGACATCACATCATACATAAATGAGGAAGATTCACTTGCCACGATGCCAATAGGCGACGATATCTACGAAATCTTTTTTGAACCTTGTGACATTGCTAATAGTGGCATAATCGGCATAGAAACGACAGAGGAACACCTACCGATACTGATAGGTGACACCCTTGTCATACATACGATGGAATCTTCTCCTCAAATTCGGATTCAATATGATGGGGAGGATAGATTTGTCTATTTGAACGGCAGAAGATACAATGTCATTAACAACCTTTGTGACAGTGTTATGATTGGTGGGGTTGAGTGTGAATTGTCCTATGATGGTAAATTTGAGTCTTTTACTGAGACTGGGATGACAGCCTCCTGTTTGACGGCAGACGGTACTACATTGTATTTCCAAGTGACGGAAGTGGAGCAGGGAAAAGCAAGGAAGGTAAAGAGAAGAATCATAAATGGTGATGGTTGGATTGATGCCTATGCAATGAACCGAACAAGCGGTGGTACAGTTGAGTATTCTGCAGCAAGTGCATATACCGTGTATAATTATGACGGTGTAAGATTAGGAGACTACAACGCAAAAGTCTTGCATTACGAATATGTTTATAACGTCAATCCCCAAAAACCTGAAGAAGCTGTTCTTGTGTCATATGATTATATCGAAGCCAATTCCAGCGTCCAGTATAAGTTAACGGTGGTAAGCACTGTTGGCAGTAATATGATATTGTGCAAACCAGATGTCAGTGCTACAGATTATGATAGTTCTGCATATGACGGGTTGGTTGCTGAAATATTAATGTCGGTCGAAACCAATAGATATGTCATCGAAAAAAGGACTAATTCTTTTGGAACTATAGACCTGTATAGTGATTCGTGGTTATATGATGCAGGAATAGTCACCACTGTCAATAGTGGTACTCCTATTTCCGTCTATGACCTGGCAGGTGTCGAACAGAATATCCGCGTCATCAATAAGAATACTTATTTATCGCTTCCTCTTAGACTGTATAGAGACATTAGTCAAAAACTTGAATACGATGACCTGATTCTAACGGAGTACTACAAGGAAGAGGAAGATATGGCCATCAATAAACTTGTTGATATGGACAAGGATATGTATAGCCCCGTTTTCCATGAGAGAGTGAATGGTAGTGATGTTGTAATTCCAATTGACAAAATGGTGTTCAATCTACACTTTAGAACGAGAGACATGGAGACTTGGAAAATTATCGAGGATGGGGGTGTCTATGTTACCGAAGGTGATGTGGAACATCAATTATCGGCCAATCATGATTACTGTAACTGGTTTATAACTGATTATTACCCGTTCTATGACTATGCAAGGGAATACAGTTGTGAGGGGGAAGTGGAGGATGATTGTGGAACGTGGAATGGGGTATTTCAACCTAATAAGTTTAAGGACGTTATCACAAGGTCGGATTTACTTGGATTCCTTTACTTTACAACAGATGATGTCAGAGTTGCCAGAGAGAAACTGAGAAAGTCATTCCTTCGTCTTACATTCTTTGATTCGATAAACCCAGAAACACAGAATATGCTGGGCACATCCACACTGTACTTTGACTGCAACAGGTATTTGGACTTGATAAACGAGGAAGAGTCGCACTATCATTATGAAGAGTGTGTGTCATCACGAAACCCCAACAGGAGTGGTTGTGTACCATTGTTCTATTGTTATAGTGCGTCCGAAGATTCTGAGAAAGTGGTTGACGGTGATGGAAAATGTGACAAAGATGGACCATACACGGCAGCAGGGACAGCAGGTTCTATTAAGGTAACGTTTGAAAATGGAAGTACCCTATCAGGTACAACTACGATTGATGGGGATGATATCATATATACAAGTAGCAATCATAAAATGAGAATGCCAACCCCAACAGAGTTGAATGAACTCATTACTGGTACAACTCATAGTTGGGTTAACATAAATGGAGTGAATGGTATGAAGTTCATCAATGAGAACGATTCCACCAAGTATATCTTCATTCCTGCAGCTGGTATATATCACAAAAAAACACTTAGCAATCAAAATGAATATGGATATATATGGTCGAATAGTCGCCTTTTAAGTGACCCTAAATTGGCTGTTTATTTATCTTTTGGTGCACATTCTTGTTCTTCATTGAATATGCCACGTTATGAAGGGCTTAATCTTCGCGGTGTTGCCCCGTCTGGTTATACTGGTACAGATGTAGTTGACCTCGGTTTGTCTGTCAAGTGGGCAAAGTATAACTTGGGTGCAAACACTGAAACGGAGAGCGGTCTGTTCTATCAGTGGGGTGATACACAAGGGTATTCAAACACAACACTAGCACATAGTTTTGATTGGCCTTACTACAAGTGGTGGCAAAATGGTAATATTACTAAATATAATATAAATGACGGAAAAGTCATTCTTGATTTGAAACTAGAAAAATCAGTAACATTAAATATTCAATATAGAGACGAAAACAATGTCCCAAGAGAGTTTGTTCTTCCTATGTATAATGAAAATGAACAGACCCCTACTTGGCAGGCTGGTGACACCCTTTATTTCAAGTTGGCTGTCAACCAATCGTTAGGGAAACATTGGCAAGTTGCTGATGAACCGAGGGATGATGCTATGTGGGCTAACTATAACAGACCAACTGTTTTAACACAGGCATTCGCTCTGAATGGTTCTAACACTGTTGTTAAAAAAGCCGTCCAACATATGTACATGGGTGATGACAATGTCGTTTTGGACAGCAGGATTACGGTAACAGACCGTTATTCTAGTACTAATTCGAGTGAAGGGTTTGACACTTATATTCTTAAGACCTTTGCCAACAAAAAAGAACCTCAGACTATATATATGAAAGCAGAGTTCTTCCATGCTGGGTTGGGTATCAAGATACCAATGGTAATCCCTACTACGGTAAGTGGGAGTTCTTATGACGCGATTAGTGAGTGGACGGAAGATAAGTATAAAGACTTCAAGAGGGGATATGACTTAAACAGTGTATTTAAGAGATTGTATATTCCAATCCAGATTGAATACTCTAAACAACTCAAGAAGTTTGTATATTCAATATCTGACACCAACAACTACTTAAATGCCATCAAGAAAGATAATACTTGGCAATTCAACCTTTTTGAACTAAAGATAAAACCTCAGTAATCCATGCAGCCGAAAACCATATCAAAAACCATATCACTTGAGCAGTTTAAGACAAGATACCCTCTTTGCTATCCCTCTTTGGTTGATGGGGATGTTCAATACTTAGATACAACGAGCGCATCGACAAGGACAGCCTTCTATGACTGTATTCCTTTGGGTGTTTGCGAGGGTATAACGGGCAACTATTCTGGTTTTACTCAAGAGATGGGTGAAGCATATCACGATACTGTACTTTTTTACCATACCTTGCAGGAATGGTTTAACGAGTTCCGTGCCTATTACAAACTCATTTACAGCAATGAGTGTCACGGAAAGTTCGAGAGTGCTAGCAAGTATTATGAAAGAACCTATCCGAACATTAGTAGTGATATAGGTGTAGAGATGGATAAGACCTTCGTGAAGCATGGTGGTGACAAGTTTTATAACTGGTTGATTGATAACTACTTTGTTACACTGGACTTCTATAGGGAGTATGAAAGCGTGTCTGGCACTTGTTCTTACGATAGATGGGTAGAGATAATTGACAACCTACCTACTGCACATATGCCATATCCAGAGGCCGTATCATTTATGACCAAAATGACTGAGTGGTATGACTTGTATTCTGGTGATACGCAATGTAATGAGAGTGAGGATTGTTGTGAGTGTGTTGATTACCGAAACTATGGTGGTGATTTGATGTATAATTTCCTAAACAGGTGGGTTGGGCGCATTCGAACTAACATCAACACTAATAATGAAGTCATTAAAGCCTATGAAAAACTTGAAGACTTGATACCAAAAGCATATATCCACATCCCAATAAATAGTAAAATTGAAAATTTGGGAGTTTTGGTTAGTTTTTCTAAGGAGTTTGTACCTGGAGAACTGTATATTTCTGGAGGTGTTTGTACCTTTGAGGATGAAGTTTATATATGTAATGTAGAGGAATATCAAGAGAACGAGTTTATAATAGGAAGCGGTGCTACCACTAATTGGATACCGTATTACGATGTCTATATCAAGCAACACGAAAACGAAAGAGATGATGGAAGTGCTCTAAGTGGTGTTACCTTCTCTGGAAGGACAGTTTCAAGTCTTGATTTCTTCACAAGAAAGCAGGATACGGTGGATGTAATGGGAAATACTATGCCTGGTTATTTCAAACCCAATTCAGGTTCGACAACACCACACCCAGCAGAAGAGGAATTCTTGGATTTGTTATATAAACCTGGGGAATACGCTAATTTGGAGTTTTTGGGGGAAAGTGGCAATACCAAATACTACAAGTGCAGTCTATTAGAAAGGATTAAATTCTTTGTAAAGGATTATGACGGGAACGAGATTACATCTGCATCAACATGGAGCGAGATACAGGAGACAGCATCTACTCGAAAGGTCATTGATGATATCAACGAATGCCTGTCCAAAGCCGAAGAAGGACTTTCATATGCGCCGACATTGTATGCAGACTTTCATTATTGTCAAAACGCCATTGTCACTTTCAGTGGAACAAGCGAGAACTCAATAATAGTGGATGTATCATCTGGAGGTTGTATGTCATATATTGACCACTGTACATTAGAAAAGAGTACGTGTCAATACCGTTTATCAGAAACAGAATCCTACCCTGTGATGTATTATCAGGTCCAGAAAGATGTAGAAGAACGCTATTCGGATGAATATCAAGATACGATAAGGGTATGCATGTGTGATTTCTTTTTAAAACCAGAAGATTTCGGTGTAAGAAAGCATTCTGCATCACCTTTGATGAGAAGAGAGGTATTCTTACCATTTGTTGATACTGAAATACCAGTTAACAATATTTATATTGATAGAGGGTATGCTACGGTATTAGACCGACATCTGAGAATTGGAGAAGTGTCAGACTATAAGCAACTTGAGAAGTATGGAAACGGAATTTTCCAGATTTTCAACTCAAATGAAGAACTAGTTTAATATAGAAAAAACATATATAGAATGGGTTATGGTGTATATGGAACAATGGTTCCAACTCTCATAAGTGAAGAGAACATTAAGAATTATATCGACATCTATTATTCTTATTCCAAGACAAGAAACAGTGCCGATGTGGACGGTGCTACGTTCAAGCGTGTGGGTATTGATGATGTTAAGAACTACATTACAGGCGTAAGGTCTGACAATGACACATCTCAAGGCACAGGAACAGGAACCGTTGATAATATTCTTGACGGACTCTATAATCTTAAGTTACCAGCAGACATTTTTGGTAATAGGGGGTTCTATACCATATACATTAAACCGAGGGAAGTGCCTGTGACATTACTTGATGTGTCCGTATTGCAGAATTTCCCAGGGGTGAGAGGTGTTGTATTGGATATCAATAATTTGCCAGATGAAATCAAGGGTGATGCTTCTGTGAATAATGCGTTGGTCGGTTATAGGTTGATTCTAAGGAATGGCAATGAACGTTCCACTGACGTAAGGATTGTTACATCCAACAACAAGTGCCAGCCGATTACGAATGTGTCTTCTGCAAGCAATTCTAAGTCATATTCATATCAATACAACGAGAATTCATCATTTACATTCCTAACCATTACTCCCTCCACACCACTGAGTTTCAAGGCAAATTCAACACCATATATAGGTAGAGCAACACAGGAGGCATATCTTGTTAACACTTTATTCGAACCTGTATGTATTGAACTTGAAATGGTTGAAAACGATGCAGATACACTTGCAACAATGATTGGTGGCAGTCAGTTGAGAGACCTTAACCAAGGCATTATAACCACATATGATGATAACAACAACATCTTCATGCAGCACGAACTCTCAACACTCAAGAAGAGTGAGACGGGTACTCCTCAGTACGAACTTAGGGAGAAGCGTTTGAATAATATCGACTACTCACAGACCATAACAGACAAGATTCAGTAAGCAATGGCAGGATACATAAAAAGTCACTCCAATTACAGGTTACAATCACGTCACCAAGTGGTGGACAAGGGTACAATCTTCGAAAGGGATATCAGTACCGTAGGTGGCGTTAATTCCTTTGCGACAGGTCAGGCCACCATCTATCAGAGTGGAAACTTTGTTATGGTGGTCAATAATTCATCGTCTGCCCCACGCCACATCAAGAAGAAGGATTGGTTGGCATCGGGAAATGACGACAATACGTGGAATAAGGGTGTACTGGCGCAACATTCAAGTGACATAACAGGCTCTGTTGAAAGGGATATTATGTTGAAGAATGACTTTATGGACTTAAGGTCATTCGCTTATTATGGGTCATTGGCGGACTTGGTTGAGAACACCGTTAGGTCTATTGTTCTGACCTTCCCCTATGAGATTTATGTAGGTGACACCTCAGAAACAATAAAGATTGACGGCGAAACATACTATAGGACATCTAATCCTGGGGGAATTGATATATATAATGCCAATCCGAGTGGCAGTACAGGCAATGCGTTTAATAAGACGTTAGGCCATTTCTATGATGGGGGCTATGAGAATTATAGTGTTGTTGTGGGCAATGAAGAGTATAAGATTGCTGGTTGGGAGGTAAGCAATTTAAGTGATGCTTGTTTGGAACCTGGGGCTTATGTTGCAACCATAACTATTACATACAAAAATGGCGAGGATACAGAATCTGTTATAAGACTTTATGCTTACGTGAACAATGAACGTGGAATTGACTATTATGTAGAAGAAGAAGTTGCACAACGGGGGTATCATATCAGACCACGAAGTGATATGAGTTTCTACGATGATTTCGTCGATAATCTGGATTTGTTCGGCAAGTGTCTCATTGGTGTATACAGTGGTATTAGAAATACGGCTAAATTTGAGGTGTTGACTGAGAGTGAGAAAGGCGTTAAGAGATTTATTGAAATTTTTGTATTTCCTTATGGGCCAGGTGGCTATAATCTTGGCTCTGCTGATAATGCAACCCAATCATACATTCAAAGACTTGGTGCAATCGGTTTGAAATATGACGAAATATACACCGACAACCTCTTTAGGATGATGACACATGACAGTCTTAAAAATTTAGACTGGACAAGCAACTTCAACGGTAACGATGGTGACGAGGGCAATGAGTATGTCCAAAATGGCAAGAAGTTCAATGCTATCATGAGGGTTATGGGTTATGTTTTCGACCAAGAGAAGGCATACATTGATGCAATGAGCAATGTCAACACCATAACATATTCCAATCGTGGCAATCTCAGTGATTATTTCCTGACTGATGCACTGGAAACGGACGGATTCTGTGTCAATACCATATACCCTTACATGTTGACTGAATACGACGATAATGGGGACCCAAATGTACATGATTGGGATGAGGAAAATCAGAAGAATAACATATACAAGAGAAGGTTCAGCGAGAATACTAGTGAGATTATAACCCCTTATGAGTATTTTGATGGTGGTTTCTACACAAAGTGTGGAGAGGATATTGAGATTGAGAACTACAGTGGAGGCACTTATTATGTTGAACCTGAAAGCGGTGTCGTTTACAATGTTCTCAAAAACTACCACGATGATACCGAAATGACCGTCCCAGAGGTCAATAATGAGTTTATGAAGAGAATGAAAATCAATTCAAGGGCTTTGTTGAGAAAAAAGGGGACAATTGACGGTATCGAGGCCATGTTGAGTTTGTTTGGTTTCAAGAGCAAGAGGTGGCATGACAAGTGCAAAGAGAAGAACGGTGAGTTCTATGACTATGACATACAGGAAAAGACATATCTTACAAGACCTGTTTGGGATGGTTGGGACAAGGTTCATTCCATGAACACCATAGACTGGTACAACAGTTGCAAGACTATACCCTATAACACAGAAGCCTATATTAATGGTGAATACGTCCCGTATCAAGGATTACCTGTGGCTTACAGGCTTGATGAGCGTTACTCATACGACCCAAATGTTAATTATGAACAGTTTGTGTCCGCAAGGACAGAGGTGGAAAGTGATGAGTGGGCACAAGTTGTGGTAGATAGCGGAGATAAGATTCTGTTTGGTATACGTCATGACGGTAGGGCATACACTCCAGACTTGGGTAGTGGGGCGACTATAAGCGGAACGTCTATAACTGCGATTATAGGTGGTCTGGTAAGACCGAGAAAACTATACCCTTCATTTATACCTAATGGGGATTACGATGGTGGTATGTACTATCAGATGCATGGCGGTTGGAGAGGCTACACACCATACAGTTTTGACAAGAATGACAAGATTTTTGAGGTAAATGAAGACTTCAAGCGATTGGCAAGGGTTGAAACCAAGCGTAATATTGTTCAGGCGAGGAATATCGATGAATTATTGAACCAGCCAACAGGTGATTTGTATGATGGCATTGTTTATTATGTGCTGGATACAAGGGATAAGTATGCCATTATTGACGGACAGACTTACAAATTGACAACGGAGATTGTCAATGATGAGGAGAAATATTACTTTGAGGTTGAAATCTATGGTAGTAGTCTCTCTGTGGGTGGTATTTTATATGAGGGAGTAGTTGAGGTTAGCAATGGTGAAGGTCTAAGTGGAACGACCTCTATTAACCTTGGTATATATGCAGATGGTACACCAGTGAGAATATATTACACTGGCGAAAGAGAAGAGGCATTTATCATTAAGTCAGGGGCCGACTTAGCACCATATAAAACTCAAATTTTCATAAATGGCAGTTATACTTCTGATGGGAATGAAAGCCATTATTTCGTATTACAAGACACATTGCACCCAGATTTCCTCGGCGATGATTATTGGAGACAGATACCAGTAGATTCTTGGGAATACAAGATGTACGAGAATGTCCTGGATAACACCAATGGCAACAACCCTCACTCTGGCAATTTCATATATGACAGTGGTTACGAATATCTATATAGACATAAAAAGTTGTTCGCTTATGCTCTTGTCAATGGCTTGTTCAACGAATCATGTTTCCTTGATGTAAATATTGCTTACCAGGAGATGAAGGATTACGGTTTCTCACTGAGCGGCCATACCGATGAGAAAGTCCATGCCTTTGTGGACTTGAAGGATGTTAGTGGGAATACCACGTCTTATGACATGAACAGCAAGGATTCGTTGTCGGGTTATAGTGAGTATGTTACAGACGACAATGACGGTGTTACGTCTCAGATTATAAATGTCAAGAACTTTACCCTCACTTTCTATCTCAAGCAGGATAGTTTGTATAGCAAGGAGGGGCAGGAAGAGTTGAAGTATATACAGGATAAGGTAATGCCTTATCTGGAACAAATGCTACCGTCGGGGGCGATTATGGATGTGAGGTTTGAGCCACGACCATATGCGGACTTAGGTCTACCTTCTGGTACGCTATGGGCAAAGTGTAACTTGGGTGCTAAGAAGGAAACCGATTATGGATTGTATTTTCAGTGGGGTGATACACAGGGATATAGTGGAATAACCACCGATAAACAGTTTGTTTGGGATGATTACAAGTGGTATGATTCGACAAGTGAAACGTTAACCAAGTACAACAGCGAGGATGGTTTAACAGTTCTTGAAAATAGCGATGACGCTATTTGGACAGCAACCGATGGTGTATGGAAGATGCCAACAGAAGAACAAATTCAGGAGTTACTTGATGAGACAACCCATGAATGGACAAATATTGATGGTGTCAACGGTATGAAGTTCATCAACAAGAAAGATGACACTAAATACATCTTCATCCCTGCGGCTGGTCATTGCTACAACGGAAATTATAGTGGCGATGAAAACAACCAAAGCAATATTTGGGGAATTTCATTAAGTAAAATTGATAAAAATAATGCCTGTGCATTCTATTGCATTGAAACAGAGACAGGTATTTATTCCCCCTTCCCCACCCGTTGTAACGGCTATAGTATTCGTGGAGTCCTTTCTTAAAGGTTCATCAACCTTTCTTCATCGTTCTTGATGTCATCAATCGAGTTAATGGTGAAGTCATAATATCCGTATTCACTTGAAATATGAACAAACTCATATTGTCCATTTTCAACATCCCAAACAACATAACCGTGTTGTGAAAGACTTTCTCCGTAGTTTTTCTGTACGACGGAACCACTGTATACGATTTCGCAGTCACCTTTCTTGAGAACTTGAGACTTATGGATGTGTCCAGCAAGCACAAAGTCACACCCTTCGAAAATGCCTGAATCCTGTCCAGAATCGTTAACAAAGCCGTTGAAGAGTTTTGTGCCCACGACCTGCCCATGGTATAGCCCGAAGACCTTATTGTCGGGATGTTCCTCTCTCGCACTCTCAATATCTGGTTTTTGGAAATCGTCATAGAAGGAGTAGAGTGCCCATGTTATGTTGTCATCGTAGACAATACCACTTTCATAACCAAGTTCCATATCAAGGAATACGGCATTGTTAAACTGTGCGGCTTGGAATATGGCTGTAATCGTATCTGTTCTTGAAGTGTTGTTCTCAACAAGGTCATGGTTTCCAGCAATGCAGATGACCTTTGCAATTGAGGAGAGTTGACGGATAAACGACGATACGAAGACTGTCAGTTCGTTCGTTACAGTATTCTTGGAGTTTACAAGGTCTCCACATATCACAATACGCATTTCCTCTGGTTGGAAACCGTTCTTGTCAGCATCTTCCTGAATGCTTTCAACAAGTTTCTCAAGTTGTTCTGAGTACATTTCAAGTTTCTGATAGGTAGGGATGTGTACATCCGCAATTTGGTATATTCTTTTAATCATCTGTGTGTGTTATGTTAGAAATTATAGATGTCAGTGTTGATTTTCTTTGCCGTGTTTAGGTAACTTATTATCCCTTTCCTTCCCCATTGTTGGAATATGGCAGATGGGTCGAGTTTATTGTCACTCTCTGGGATGTATATAAGCCTTATCTTACCCCTTAATCTTCCTTGGTTCAATGACCTGTAGAGATGTTTGGTCGTGTCATAGGTGTCATTATCCAGCCATATATTGATGTTGGCATTAGCCTTCTTGAAGAGGTCGTGGTATAGTTTATATTCGTCATTGAGTTGTTTTCCAAGCAGTGGGATGCAATTGGGGACAACAATGGAGTCAAAGGGTCCTTCTACCAATGTTATGTCAGCATTCCAGATGACCTTGTGCTCATTGAAGATTATGTCCTTTCGGTTTACCTTAGGGTTGTCATATCTCTGTCTCTTGTCATTGCCCGTGAAGTCCCTTCCTGTCCAGTAGTTGAGTTGGTTGTATTCATCAAAGGATGGGAGGATTATTCTGTTTGAACTTTTCTTATTGCTGGGGTCATAGCCAGTGAATCCAATGCAGAAGTCTTCAATTATAGACCAGTCAAGACCCCTTTTTGCCAGGTATTCAAAGGCTTTGGTCTTGTCATTGACACCTTTTTGGAATTTGGTATATGCCTTGGGGAAAGAAAGTGTTTCGTCTTCCATATCAGCATAGTCTGTCTTGAAGTCATCCTCACTGAAACGCAGTTGGTAGAGGGAGGACTTTCTGAATTCATTGACAGCATTCTTATATTCAGAAAGGAGTTGGGGGTTGCCATATCTTCTTATAAGCGTGTATATGGAACCCTGCATGGACTCATCGATACTGGAACACTTCCAGCAGTTGTAGATACCCTTTGCAATGTTAACCTCAAGGTGATACTTGTTTTTCTCTTGTATGCCATCCCTTTCCTGACATCGTGGACAGGAAAACTGCAACTGATATGTTTCATCAAGGTCGCTCTTGGATTTTCCAAGGAATGCAACCAAAATGTCATACATATGTCTTATTTCAATGGGTAGCATATTTGTGAGTCTTTTGTTTTTTGGTGCAAATGTACTGAAAAGAAATGGTAAAGGAAAGGAGGGAAACAAAAAATATCCTCCTGAACCTCGTTTGATGGAGGGAGGAGGATAACTTGTTCTTGGTTTTGTGTGTAGGTTAGATGTTCTTAGAAACAACCGCACGCACAGAGTCACCGCTGCAACGGATGCTGCCGTACATGCCTACATCACCTGCATTGAAGAACATGCACCATGCGTAGTCCGCGCCAGACCCATTGCGAGAGGCAGACCAGACGTAGCCCCAAGAGCCTACGCCGTAATGACTACCATAGTAGCAATAGCCAGCCGCGGGAATGAAGATGTAGGAGTTACCATCAGTAGGCTCCTCCGTGCCCTTCTTCCAGAACTTCATACCGTTGACACCGTTTGCAAGACGTAGCCACCTGTGTTCAGTATTATCCCTCAACTCTTCCAATTGAGCCTTCGTTGGCATGGAGGCTTGTCCACCTGTCGCGGCAACAGCAGAGTCATCACTAGTCTCAAGGAGCGTGAGTTGGTCGGTGTTGTTGTACAAGGAAGGGGTCTTCTTACCTAATTCTGATAAATATCACCAAGTCCATACAAATTTTAAAGTCCCTCAATATTTATATTTAAAAAACATCTGATATGGAGAAGAAACAATTCACTGATGGTGATGTTCTGGTCAAACTGGAAGAACATCTTGACTACGAATGCAACGAACTTGGTGTTAAGCCTACATATATAGTGGCATACTCTCCAACAGCGGAGGAACTGAAAAATAAGCCAAAGTCTCCGTTGTGCAATTGGTAGCAAGAAAAAAGGAGGTTTTGATAACCTCCTTTCTATGTTAGGTGTGTTGTTCTATGTTCTTTTTTATTCCAATATAGGACATCATATTCAACCTTCTTGCCATTTACCTTGACATTATCCGTTTTGAAGGAAAGTTCCCCATATCTTTCCTTGTTTATTTGTCCAAGACAAGCAACGTAGGAGTCTGTCGCATCAAAATTTTCTTTGGTCAGTTCTCCGTTCTTGTTATACATCCACTTGATATCTGGGAACAAAGCACTTACCTTTTCGTGAAGTATGCTTTTCTTATCAATTGTCCAAGGATAACTTCCGAATAGAACAAACTTATTATTGTTGATGTTCTTCAATATCTTTTCTGGTTTATAGATTGTTTCATCTTTGCCATACTTCCTCACAGCCACGAGTTCGGGGAAGGAATATTGTCGGGCATCATAACTTGATATGTAAGTTGGAACAATATTAAGTTCATTGAATATACAATCACTTATCATGCCGTTAAACCTTAAAAGAGTGGCTACGGTATATTGGTTGTTGGACAATATTAACGGTTCTTCGATAACGACCCTGTCAATTGAATATTTCGAGAATGCCTTAATGAAGTCGTGAAATTGTCTTTTCTTAAGAAATAATGATTCAATTCCCTTAATTTTCTTTGGTGTTTTGGGAGATATGTGGGTCATTTCCGCAATCTTACCATATTCACTACCGTCTTCAACAAGTATCGTTATACCAATACACGATGTGCTTACATCCAGGGACATCCAAACGGGGAAGCCTTCTTTTGTCATTTCGCTATATCTATGATTAATAATAATTTAATATATTAATATATAATTATTTTTTAAAATTATAAAAATTAATCTATTATAACTAAAAAAAGAAAGATAAATAGAAAGAAAAAAAATAAGATAAGGCAAATCTTTCCAAATTCAATATTTTTTAGTATTTTTGTCCAAAGATTTTTAATTTGGAAAAGAGAAGATTAATTGAACAAGAAATTAAGGAATATTGTCAATTGAATAATATTGATGATGTAGATGTTTTTATTACACAATGCATCATCAAGGGTTTCAATATCTTTAAATATGGTACATGCCCTGCCGACAACGTAAAAAGACAAAACGGGTCGGCATCAGAAGACGTGTCTGGACAGGAAAACAAGATTTCTGGAATGAAGGAAAATATACCTGTTCAAGATAAAACCATTGTAAGAAAAAAGAGGAAAATAACAGTCGTGAACATAAATTGATTCAATGATTAATATAACAAACAAGGGTAAGGTTAGAATCAACTGGAAAGTTAGTCCTTATGACTACAGCAGTGATAAAGCCAATGAGATACAAGTAGCTTTTGCGAAGAAGTATGGAATTCCAAGTGCCAATGTAAAAGTTGCGCCAGACTTTATTCTCCCAAAGATTGGGAGTGGTTCGGGTATTATGGCTCAGGCGACAAGTGATGACATCCAAGACCCTGTATTCCACAGAAAACTGTTCCTTGAATATTTGAAACTCAACAATATTAAGGATTACGACATGGATGTGATTGATGAAATTGACAAGGACATCAATAGTAAGATTGACTATCAGTCGTATGAGAAGTATAAGAGATTCTCTATCAAATGGGTTAGGTGGTCAAATTTCCAGTCTTACGGTCCAGACAACAACTTCGACTTCACAACCCTTGATGGTCTTGTATTGTTGAATGGTGAACCTGCCAATCAAAGTGGAAAGACTACTTTTGCGGTTGATTTGCTGCATTTCCTTCTTTTCGGCAAGTCTGAGAAGTGGGATAAGTTGGAGGAACTTTTCAATTATACCATTCCAGAGGCTACGGAAATGTTTGTTGAGGGAGGGCTTGTTATAGATGGTGAGGAATATGTTATCAAGAGAACATTGACAAGACCACAATTGTCCAAGAGAACAGCCAAGAGCAAGACAATACATAAGGTTGAATATTATAGGGTTGTCGGTGACAGCATGGAGTCCCTTGAGGATTATGTTGATGAAAACGGTGAGGATTCAAGACAGACCAACAAGATAATCAAGGAAAGCATTGGAAATGAGAATGATTTTGACCTAATGATGTGCATAACAGGCTCAAATCTTGATGCTTTGATTGATGAGAAGCCAACAGAAAGGGGCAGGATGTTCTCAAGGTGGATTGGGTTATTGCCTCTTGAACAGAAGGATGTATTGGCTAGGGATAAGTTCAATCATGCTGTGAATCCGTCCCTTATTTCTAACAAATATAACAGGGAGACACTCAAGGAGGAAATTGCGGCATATCTTGTTGAGATTGAGGAGTGTAAGAAAAAGGTCTCATCTTATGACAAGACCAGCAAAACCTTGGAGAAGGAGATAAACTCATTGGAAGAGACAAAGAAGACATTGTTGCTTCAAAAGCAGACCATTGATGCTGATATCCTTAAGATAGACATAACGACGCTTCGACAGACCTTAACAAACAAGAAGAACGAGGGTGTCCAGAATAAACATAAGATTGGTGAGATTACCAAGCAGATAGGGGAACTGGGTGAGGTTGATTTCAGTGCCGAGGAGTATGATAGACTTACAGAGTCACGTACCAAAATGTTGGTGGACAGGGAGAATATGAGGAGTGAGGCAACAAGGCTCCAAACCCTTATCAAACAACTCAAGACAAGTGAATTCTGCCCCACTTGCGGCAAGAAACTGGATAATGTTGACAACACCAAGCAAATTGCGGAGAATCAGACAGTCCTTGACAAACTTATCGCTGACGGCAAGAAGAAAAACAAGGAGATTGAGGTGGTTGAACAGAAGATACAGTCTCAAAAGGACATAAGGGAGAAGTATATTCAGTTGAACAAGATAAACACACAGAAGGCAGCCATTGAAGTTGCCAATGAAAAATTGAGGGCTGAGTGCCTTGAACTTATTGCAAAGGAAAAGGAATATACTAAAAATGCAGAAGCGATAGATAAGAACAATTCCTTGGACATTTCCATCAGAAATCTGGATATCAACATCAACACCAAGCGCAAGGAGAGGGACACCAATATAGAGAATTCCACTCAGAACAAGGCCAACATCAAGGAATACGAGAAAGAAGTCAAGACAAGGGAAGACTTGCTTTCAACAATAGAGAAGGAAGATAAGTTGGTCTATAACTGGAAGCTCTACCTTGAGATGGTCGGGAAGAACGGGATTTCCAAGATGGTCTTGAGAAATGTATTGCCCATCATCAATGCAAGAATTGCACAGGTGTTGGAAGATGTGTGTGATTTTGATGTAACTGTTGAGATTAACAACAGGAATGAGGTGACTTTCAATCTTCTGAGAGGTGGAATTGCCAAGGACTTGGGTTCTGGAAGTGGTTTTGAGAGAACGGCTGCAGCACTTGCGTTAAGGACTGTTCTTGCTGACATTTCCACAATTTCAAGGATGAATTTCCTTGTTCTTGATGAGATACTTGGTAGGGTTGCAAGCGAGAACTATGACAACATGAAATATCTGTATGACAGAATTGCAAGGAATTATGATTTTGTTTTCCATATTACACATATTGAGGGGATAAAGGATTGGCATAACCATGTCATTACTGTAACCAAGACAGCGAATGGCATTTCGATGCTTAGGAAATCAAACATTTTGGCAAAACCAGCACAAAAGACAGGAAATAAGCAAATAAAAAAAGAGAAAAAGAAAAGATGATTAATCAAACAGAAGATAGGAATGTGGGGCGCAATGACTTTACCAGTAGCGTTCAGGCATACTTTCAGGATTTAAAGCACTTCTCCCCAATTTCAAGGGAGAGGGAGAGAGAATTGATGATTAAAGCGAAAAATGGGGATGTTGATGCCCGTAATGAGATTATAACATCAAACCTTAGGTTCGTTTTTGATATTGCCAAGAAATATAGGGGAAGGGGTGTGGATATTGCTGACCTAATTTCAGAAGGAAACAAAGGTCTCCTCAAGGCAATTGACAAATTTGATACCACCAAGAATGTCAAGTTCTTTACCTATGCCGTTTGGTGGATAAGACAGCATATGATGCAAGCCATCGAGGAAAAGTTGGAGGATGAAGTGAATGAGGTCAGTTTTGATGACCAGTTTCCGAATGAAAACAAGGAAATTGTGGACATATCCTTTTATAATAGTGATGATGATGACATTTTTTACTACGATGGCGGTGACATTGCAGATGATGCCAATGAGGAATCCGTATTTGCCGTAAACGAAGATTTAAACCAAAAAGATTTTGTCGTAAAGAAGTTGTTGGCGACGCTGGATGACAGGGAAAGAGTAATCATCATGAAGTATTTCGGTATTGAGAACCAAGATAATGGGCACAATCTGGAAGAGATTGGTGTAGACCTTAATCTCAGCACCGAGCGTGTCAGACAACTCAAGGTGAAGGCGATAAATACAATGAGAGCGGAAGTTTTTAACATTCAGGAAGCGAATTTCTTGTTTGAATGATATAGAGGTTGGCGCAAATAACTGAAGAAAAAAATCCCACAAATATAAGATAACATGTTAGCCGATATTTATAATTGGAATAATCAGTTATAATTCATAAAAAACAATGACAAAAAAGAACACGTTACAATTGCGTAGGAGGCCAAGCAAGTTCTCTTCCTATGATGACGTCGTTTCTGCCATGGCAGGAGCGGACGTTGCTGAAGGCGAACTTGTCGTTGGTTTCTACGAGGAGAATGGCGAAGACCATGCCGTCCTCGGTCTTGGAGGAGTGAACGGGGGGAGGGCGAAGACCTTCTTTAGTGATGGATTAAAAGAGCAAATTGGGGACATAGCAACCATATTAGACCAATTAAACGGAGAATAACATGATTAAGACAAAGATACTAGATGACGGACGCATCCAGACATGGAGTAGCGAGGGCTATGAGATAAAGTGTGAGCAAACGGGGTTTATCTTTGAATCAGCACTTGATTTGCCAGAGTTTGGCTTTACCTATGTGGAGGTTATTCCCAATGAAGATACAAACGTAGAAAGTGAGGTGAGTCATGAGTAACACAACGATAGCACAGAAATTGCAACTTGCTCTTAACAACAAGAATGCAATTAAATCCTCTTTGATAGCAAAAGGTATTACGGTGGGGGACAACATGAGTGAGTGGAGTGATGCCATTGACAATGCACCAATGGGTGGTGCTGAACCAATTAGAGCTGCATTTGCTGGAAGTACTAGCACAATAAATATAATGGGTACTTCATATTGGTACACTTATGGTATTAGTAAAATATTAGCAAATGACGAAGAGGTTAATACAACCACTTTACCAGCAAACATTGATGGGTATGATGTGGAGTATTATACATTAAAATTATCTCAGTTTGCTTTCTATGATTGCAAAGGCCTGACATCTGTAACTATTCCCAACAGCGTAACTAGCATTGGTAATTATGCTTTCTATGGTTGCAAAGGCCTGACATCTGTAACTATTCCCAACAGCGTAACAAGCATTGAACACGATGCTTTCTATGATTGCTACGGCCTGACATCAATAACAATTCCCAACAGTGTGACAAGCATTGGAGAAGATGCTTTCTCTTTTTGCAGTGGCCTGACATCTGTAACCATCCCCAACAGTGTGACAAGCATTGGAAGTGGTGCTTTCTATGGTTGTAGTGGCCTGACATCGTTAAAGGTTGAAGAAGGTAATCCTAAGTATGATTCCAGGAATAACTGTAATGCTATTATAGAATCATCTACAAATACTCTGATTGCGGGTTGTATAAATACAATCATTCCCAACAGTGTGACAAGCATTGGCTACAGAGCTTTTTGGGGCTGCGGCTTTACATCCATCACCATTCCCAACAGTGTGACAAGCATTGGAGAATCTGCTTTCGATAGTTGCAGCGTACTGACATCAGTGGCTATCCCCAACAGTGTGACAAGCATTGGAGAATATGCGTTCCGTGATTGCAATTACTTGACATCCATCACTATCCCCAACAGTGTGACAAGCATTGGAGAAGATACTTTCTATCATAGCAATATGATTAAAGCAATTTATTCTGATGGCTTACAAGTTAAGTTAGATGTGTCAGACTCAAAACAACACTTCGATGTTGAATCCATACAATCAGTAATAGACACATGGCAAGAAGGTGGAGCAATAGTGTTTAGCAATGAATCTGCTTTAGATTTGAAGGGCAATTTAATTTTAGGGGACAAAGCACATTGGGAAGGCGACACTCTTGTATATGGTCCAGGTGGAGGTTATTATTACTACTATTAACAGTAAAATATATGGCAGCATTTTATATATGCACAATCATTAAAGACGAACATCGTTACCTTGCCGAGTGGATAGAACACCATCTATCCCTCGGCTTTGACGATATATACCTGTTTGAAGACTACGGAAGCAAAAGTCATAGTGAAATAACTGATAAATATTCTCAAGTACACCTTATTACATGTGATGATTATTTCACAATAAAACGCAGTTATGATGTAGGTTGTGCAAGACAAATGAGATTATCTCAAAAGTTCCTTAATGAACATCGAAACGAGGGATGGTGTGCGTTCATAGATATTGACGAATATATAATGTTTAACGATGGCTATACTTTACAGAAACTTACAGAGGAATATGCAGACAATTATGGCATTGCTTTATACTGGAAACAATTTAATGCCAATGGAAGAATAAATCGCTCTGAAAGAGTTGTAGAATCTTACACACAGACTTGTGAATGTATAGAACAAGATAGGCACTATGCTTTTAAGTCGTTGGTTAATCTCAACAAAGCCAGGGAGTTTTGGTCGCAACACCTAATTGAAAATCTAACTGATGTTACAGGTAAATACGTAACTCATGGTGAGTCAACAAAACCAAATTATTCTAAAGTTCAACTGAATCACTACTTCTGCAAATCTTACGAAGATTGGTGTGATAGATTTGTTAGGGGTGACCTTGCCCCTAATCATAGAAAGTTTAAGTCATTTTTTGAGAACAATCCTAACATTAAGGAACTTGTACGCACAGAAGGTAGAAAATTTAGTATACAATTAGCAGTAACTAGCACAAGTGAATGGAATGCAAAAGAGCCTATGTGTGTCATACCTATTAGTTCTAATCTTTGTGCGTATAATGTAAGTAAATGCGGCTGTACTACGTTGGCAGTCTCTTCTGTCAAATACTACAAAGAATGTCCAATAGAGTCATTACCATTACATCATTATAGAGGTAATCATAATTACATAGAGTCTTTAGATAAAATAGATAGACCTACATTGCTAGTATATCGTGACCCTATTAGCCGTTGGAAATCATTTTATCAGAATAAAGTAATTAGAGGAGAGCATTCTTTATTAACAGATTCTCTTAAAGAGTTTCTACAAGAAAGACCTACATTGGAAGATGTGTTATATGCAACGGAATATTCTCTTAAAACTTTCGACCATACCAAGATTGACCAACACATACGACCTATTTCAGATTATGTCAAAAAGTTAAAACGTGTTGATTACTTTGTTGATATTAAGGATTTGGATAGATTCCTAACGGAACAAGGTATAGAACACAGCATTGAAAATTCAAGTGGTAACTACAATGTTGAACTTACCGAAGAACAGGAATCACTACTAAAAGAATTATATGCAGAGGATTACAAACTATTAGACAAGTACGAATTATGGAAATCCTCAAGCAAATAAGAGTAGCCGTTGTGGGAATGCCAGATGCAGGCAAATCCACCTTTATCAAGGCTATATTGGAACATGTCATAGGGAAACACCTACAACCAGATACCCTTATGCGGGAGGTACATTGGAGTGATGGTCGTGACCCCTATGGCAATCCAGATACAAGGACTATAAAGTGTGCAAAGATACTATTTAACTACAAGGGTGTTGAGATTTGTATGTATGATTGTCCTGGACACCTTGAATACGAGGAACAGATAATACAAGGTATATTTGGTGCACACTGCATCCTTAAAATCATAGATGATAAAAGAGAACATGAGTCTATAAGTTATTTCAAGCAACTCGGAATTCTTAATAAGCCCACGTACGTACTTTATTCTCATTCGGAGCACAATACTTACCCTTATTATGATATGGAAAAGGAAAACTTCAAGGATGTGGCAATTCAATTATTGGACATGATTGTTGCAACCTATTCCAATGTGGCTGTTGATATCGAGGAGGAATCCTTACAAATCATAAAGAACACGATAACTCCAAACACCAACAATATAATGTTCTTTAGCGGTGGTAAGGATAGTGTTGTCGGCTTGGATTTGTTAAAACGTGCTGATGTTCTTGATAATGTTAAGGTGTTCTATCCCAAGAGTGGTTATGATTTCAAGGAAGTTGAAGATGTCATTAAATACTACGAGGAACATTACAAAATACAAATAATTCCGTTTGACAACTCCTTGCATCGGACTTATAAACATAATGCACCTTTTGAAATGATGTCTGCGAAGGCAGAAGCAAATAATTTGCTTATAGACTCCCTACACGCAGACATTGTTTGTGTACAATATCGAGCAAGTGACGAGGGAGTACGAAGCAAAGACTATCACATTAGCGATAAAGGAACACATAAGCGTTTTAGCCCCGTATTCTACTTTAGTGAAACGAACATCTGGAGATACATTTCCAAGCACAACATACATGTTTGTAACTTGTATTTCAAGGGCTATCGCTCTTTAGGTGATGAACCAGTTACACTACCTTGTATGCCAGAAATGACGAGTGTGGAGGACATTGTCAAGTATATTGATTCACACCCCGAAACAACCGAACGTGATGGGCGTGTCAAGCAGGACAAGAGTGAAACATTTGCAATGGAAAAACTACGTGACAATGGATTCTTTTGACAAAATTCATCAATTTGATACCGATAAGCAAGGTTCCGTAATGTGTATTTACGGAGAAAGCGGTAAAGGTAAGTCATACCTTGCCCATAAACTTAAAACACCAAATACAATAGTGTTAGATGGTGATGGCGTAAGACACTATATCAATAGTGATTTGGGGTTTAGTGAGGAAGATAGGAAAGAAAATAACTTGCGAATAGCCCGAATTGCCCTGCTCTTGGCACAACAAGGCTTTGATGTTATTATATCCACCGTAAGGGCAGATATTGCCTATGACTACCTTAAAACCAAAATTAAAGACATTAGGTTATGTTGTATTTCCTAAGTTCTTTTTTTGATGCTTTCCTACGAGTCTGGAAGAATCGCCTTGTAAATAAGCACGGCAAGATATTGGCAAGTACCGTAAATATGCTTCTATACCTGTTTAGCGCATTGGTTGTTAAATTTGTTACTTGTAATAATATAACATTTGCATTGGTTGTAGTGGCCATTAACTCTTGGCTTGGCTGTTTCTTTGCAATGTGGTTTGACGAATGGATTGACAAACAAAGAAAGAAAAGATAATATAACAAACTACCAATCAATAGATTATGTGTAAAACAACATCCATTATCTGTAGTATCGTCAAAGACGAAAGACTCTACATTCGTGAATGGGTAGATTACCACTTGGCATTGGGTTTCGACAAAATCTACATCTATGAGGACTATGGCAGCGTAAGCCATGCTGACCTTGTCCAAGACCTCATTGACCAAGGCAAGGTTGAACTTGTATCATTGGCGAGTGGCAAAGTACCTGTAACCAAGAGAAGCATCCGCCAAGGTCAAATGACACAGTATCAACTATACAAGTGGTTCCTCGGTCAATGTAAAGAAGGTTCAATTAATGCCGATTGGGTCGGTTTCTTTGATGTCGACGAATTCGTAACGTTTGATGACGGTTACAATTTGCAAAAACTCGAAAACGAATTCGACTCTTATGGTGGTGTTCTTCTTTGTTGGGTGACATACGGAGCGAATGGGCATGTTAGCAGACCTGAAGGCAAGGTTGTCGACAATTATACTCAACACATGCCACTTTCATTCCAGTTCGACCATGCTAAGTGGTGTGTCAAGAGTCTTGTCAACATCAAAAACTGCCCTAGCATGAAGACGATTCACGCTTTTGATAATTGCATCAATACTGACTTTATCAGGCAAGTGTCACACCGTGAGTCTGCGTATCAAAAATGTCATATTCGCCACTTTTACACAAAGTCGTGGGAAGATTATTGTTTTCGCATGCAGCGAAGGGGGAACATGGGAAATAATATGCGTTGTTACGACCTCTTCTTTAAATGTTCTCCTGAATTTGCTGAAAAGGAAAAGGAAATGATTGATTATTTGCGTCATAATACCATTACCACTGGTACAATGTGGATAAGTCACAAACATCGTATTATAAGTGGCGGTAATGTTAGAAAACTAAGACCATGAAAAAGAAAAAACTATTAATCATCGCAAACAAGCCATTCACGGAAGATTATTCCTCAATTATTGCTGACTACGATATGGTCGTGCGCGTAAACCGAATGACCAACTTTGAAATGTGCAAAGGCAAAACGGACTTATGGTTGGCTGATGTGCATGAACATGCACTTGACCTGTTTAGGAAAGAGGATTGTGAAAAATTTTTGTTGGCAAAGAATGTAATCTCTTTTTGTCATAGTGAAGCCACAACAAAGGAGTTTCTTGCTGAAATAGGTCATGGGAAGAATGCGACATTCATTAATTTCGATTCATTGCCAATCAATAAATACATACGTCAATCCAGTTATAACAAATGGGGATATAGAGTGACAAACGCTATCTGGTTGCTCATATATTGCTTGGAAAATTTTCCGAAATACAAGATATTCACATTGGGTTTCGGGGGACGTGATTTTCTTAAGAACCCCATACATAATTGGCACAACAAGATAGCCGATGCCGAGACTATGCTGTACGAAGGTCTTGCCTTGACAGGAAGGATTACTCCCATTGATGACGAAATAAAGCCATTCCGCAAGGGATACAGCGGCAAGATACCCCTATTCAGTTCTTTCTGGCACAACATTGAAAGTGATGTGTTACCCGACATGGTTGTTGCCTCAATAAACTCCTTTGTAAAGAACGGTTGCCCCTACCACCTCTACACCTACAAGAACTTTAGGAATGTACCAGAAGGATGTATTGTCAAAGATGCCAACGAAATAGTGCCTCTCTCGGATTTCTTTATCGGTTCCAGAGGCTATTACGCATCGTTTGCGGACTACTTCCGTATTGTCTTGGTCAATAAGGTTGATACAGCATGGACGGATACGGATAACTACTTCATAAGTGATGACTTTCCTACAAACGATGTATTTATGGTGCAGGAAGGTAGAATACAAAATGGTTTCTTTTATATTAACAATGATGAAAGAGGTAAAAGATTTAAAGAAATGCTCCTTGAATGCTATAACAACCCTGCCAAGCCTTTGCCATACGACAATAAGGAAATGTGGAGGAATAAGCGAAAAATCAGTATATTCAAGGGGTGGAAAAACCAATTGTCACATGCCAATTGGGAATTTGGGGGGTCGGCATTGTATACCAATGTAGCCCAACAGGTCGATGTGAGCGATAGCCTCTATCCTTATGAAAAGTATTTTAACAATTTCCACTATACGGAACAAAGTCAATTATTTGACAGGAAAGAGGAAGACTATATGCAATATGCCAATTCCCAAGTTCGCATTCTTGTCATGAGCCTTGCACTATTGAAGAGGGAACCTCAAATCATGGCAAACTTCAAAGATAACTCTTATATGGCAAACGTCTTGAAGAACTATGGGGCATAAGATTGTCATAATTCCAGTTAAGGCAAACTCCCAAGGTGCTCCCAATAAGAACAGGCTTCTTCTAAAGCATTGTGTCGAGGAAACCCTTAAGGCTGGATATCCCATTTGCATTATCGGCGACGACAAGGAATTACTTCATGAATATTCCAAGTTCGTTGACACTCACCTTCTCCCTCCCATCGGTTCCTATGTGGATATAACTGACTCATTACGGAAATGGAGGGATGATGTCTCCTTTGTAGGTGACATTGCTCTTGTTCAATGCACCTCCCCCAAGATAAAACATGAATGGATTGGAGAGTGTTTGAGACATGTTTCCGATGGTATCATATCGGCAACGGCTTGTGATGTGGGTTTTAAACCAACTGCCATGTATAGGGAGGTTGGGAATGGTTTGTTTATCCCCTACTGCAAGGATGCACCTTCAGCAAGTGTGGCGCGTCAACTATTGCCACATACCATCCGTATAAACGGTGCTGTGGTGGCGTTTCAATCAAATCAGTTGGACTTTAAATCTCTCTATGACAATGCCGCAATGATGCCTGTGATGGTTGACGAAAGGGAGAGCCTTGACATCGATACAAAGGAACAATTGGAGGAATTTTTGAAAAATATTCGTTGAAACAATCAAAAAAAGAGAAAAGCAGACTATTTATATACAAAGAATATTTTAATGAAATACATTGAAAAATACAATTCCATCCGTGCATTCAAGGCAGACCTCAACAGTCCTGAATGCATATGTGCCGCACAAGTCCGTACGCCAGTGGGGGATGCAATGGGTTACCAACAGAACGGAGAATTTATCTTCACGGTTAGCGGAACCGTGATAAGTAAGGACAGCCTAAGGACAATTGACCTCAGTAGTTTTGATAAAGACCAAATCTCCAGTGGTGCTGTACAAACCTTCATTAATACTTGCAACGTGGGCGATACGATGATATTTAAGCCAGAATCTGGAACAACGATATATATGGACACCCTTAATATCAACGACAAAGCCCATTGGGACGGATTTAACCTAATACTTGGTGTGAAGGAAGATGACCTGTATCCTTTTGTAAAGGTGTGGTTAACTGATGGAAGTACCGATACGTATGATGATACCGACACAAACAGAATAGCCAATTGGTTCCGAGACTATCAAAACAAAGGTAATATCATCAAAGTAACGCTTGGGGAAAATATAATAGGAATACAAAGTAGCACTTTGTATGAATATCGTAATTTACGTTACTTTGTTTGTTCCAAAAATTGTGAGTCTATTTCTTATGACCAATTCATATCAAATTCAAAAATACAAACCCTAACCATAAATAACCCTAACCCACCAGATATAGGGTCTAATGACGGACTCGCTAATTGTCAACGTATCTACGTTCCTAAGGGTTCTAAAAGTGCATATATAGGCGCACCAGGCTGGGTTAGGCTTAAGGTTGCAAGTAAAATATATGAAGTCTAAAAAACACAACAATATAAAACAAGAAACCATTGAAATCACACACATCATTGCTGGCAAAGGCAAGGTGTTCCGTAGAAAATCATCTGGTCAACTACCGCTAAACTAAAGATTTAGCGGCTTGCCCAAGGCTCTTCGAGCCTCAGACGTATGGGCGGTTGACGACGCCCTGCCAACCAGGGCAACAAGCCTCCCGTCA